AGTTACCTTGGGTTAAACGATGCATCAACATCACTGAAGAGTGGTGGCAGGATTGTACGTTCAAGGAAGAACTACTTTATGGAATCAAGTCAGGAGACATCTGGCTAAACAAAGTTAAGTATGACAATGAAGGAAACAGAATCAGAGGCAACGTATGCTTGGAAGTATATTTGCCCTCACGCGGAACATGCTTGTTGCAGCATGTCAATCTATCTGCCTGTGAGTTCGGGAATATCTCGCGAGCTTTTGTTGAAGGTATGTCGGGATTGTGTGCCCTCCACTCAGCAACTGGCATCGGTGATAGTGGGGAGTATCTTAAACCAGAAGTCGATAGACAAGTCGGACTGGGAATGCTCGGACTTGCCAACTTGCTACGAAGGTACGGCATAACGTACCGGCAGTTTGGTAATGCACTGTCTCAATACAATCGTGGAGAGAGTGTACGCACACCAGCCTTTGAGTTGGTGTCAGAGATTGCCTCCGGCATTAACCAAGCAGCACAGATAGCAAAAGAATATAAAATGGTACGTGCATTTGCTATTGCACCTACCGCATCGTGTAGCTATAGGTCAGAGGATCTAGATGGCTTCACTGCCACACCAGAGATTGCGCCACCGATCAGCAGAACAGTTGATCGTGACAGCGGTACATTTGGTGTACAAACATATAACTATGGCGATGTAGAGATTGCTTCAGAAGTTGGCTGGGATGCTTATAAGCAAGTAGCTGATGGAATGATGACATTACTTGATCGCACAGGACTTCTTCACGGTTACAGCTTCAATTCATGGAGTGACATGGTGACCTACGACAATGAGTTCGTGGAAGAGTGGCTTAGGTCTCCGCAAACAAGCCTCTATTACTCACTACAAGTTATGAGTGATACACAAGATAAAACTGATGCATATGCTGCACTCGATGCAGAAGATGTAGAAAATTATTTGGAGGACATTTTAAATGAAGAACTTACATGTGACTGTCAAGAATGAACCCTTACGAAAAGCTACTAAACAGAAAAAGAAAATGGACACCAGTCCAGACAACTGCCGGATTATGCAAGGCAGGGGCGGAAGAGACGGTACACCGTGCTCTTGCGCTGCGACATATGGAACTACCTGTGGGAGAGTTTATCCGTGATGGATTGGTTACCGACGTACCAAAGCTATCGAGGGAGTTACTGGAATCAAATATCACCGATGAGGAAAATCACGACTTGGCACTTGGTTACATTGCCAATGCTTACGGGGTTGACCAAAAGGCTGAATCGGAAGCTATCAGGCTCAGGGATGCTTGGACAGCGCATCCAGATCACACAATCCTCAAAGCAATGGTTGCCGAACGTGCAATTTTCTTCGTTCTTCTACCATTCTTTCGCGCTAATGGTGACGCTGGAATGCGAACTGTCAGTGCGGACATAAGTAGAGATGAACAAATTCACGTGGCCGCTAATAGTCTTGTATGCACTGAGCTGGGCCTTAGTACCTCTCCTTCTCTTGATAAATTAAGGAAGGCAACTATCAATTGGGTGATGCAACCCCTCGGTAATAGTGCCGATAAATATTTGGATAAAAAATTTTGGCTGGATTCGAGTGATCGCTTGATGTATGAAGGTAAAGCTCCTGAGCTTTCTTTTACCAAGTCAGCACGGATGCCAGCATTCTTTGAGCATAGTAATGTCAACCTCCCTCAATATGCTTGAGACTGTGGGTATGCAAGCCCGTGGTCTAGCACAACAATTAGAAGAAAGATTCCCACCAATCAATCCTGGTCCTGCTGATCCCTACGAATACATTATGTATCGTGCAGGACAACGCAGTGTCGTTGAATGGATCGTTCAATATTTGGAAGAAAACTAATGAGTTTTATTAATACATACGGCGGTCGTGGTCTCGGTGCACTGGATAGAGCACTAGCCAATAACAATATGACCATCCGTGATGCATCAAGGAAATCACAACAGCAAGGATTTGCATTTGGTACATTAGCGCAACAAAAAATTAATCAATATTACAATACACATATTGGTCAATTTGGTGGCAACACAAACGCTAATTCGGCTGGTTTGTCATCAGTACAAAGGGCGGTTGCTACTGGTATGGATCCGCTAGCAGTACAAGCTAGGGGACAAGCCGAAGGGATTAATTGGGGACCAGCTGCACAGGATTACTTTGCTTCACTAAATAAAAAAGATGAAGGTATTGATGTAGCAGGCATCTTGGCAAATAATCAGTCACAACTGGATGCTGTACAGAGCCGCTTCCAATCACAGATGACTGCTTTGCAAAATAGTATGGCTCAACAGCAGCAAACATATCAGAATAATTTGTCTGAAATGAAGAATACTTTGACTGCACAACAGAATCCTCAGACAAGAGAGAGTGTGCTTGGAGTCAAAGGTGCTGCACCAGACAGTTCAAATACTGCAAAACTGAATCGACAAGGTATGAAAGGTTCATTTGCACGTACAGGATTGAGAATTAAATCCCTTAATATTTAAATTAAATGTCAGCAAGAACAAGGTATGACTATTTAGCAAGCGACCGTTCCCAATTCCTAGAAGAAGCACGTCAAGCATCAGAGCTTACCCTTCCATATTTAATCCGTGGACATGAAGAACACATGTCAGGTATGAAACAACTTAAGACTCCTTACCAATCAGTAGGGGCGAAAGGTTGTGTGACATTAGCAAGTAAATTAATGCTTGCATTGCTACCTGTACAGACTAGTTTCTTTAAGTTACAACTAGACGAAAGTCAACTCGGTGAACAATTCCCACCAGAGATGAAATCAGAACTTGATCTATCTTTTGCAAAGGTAGAAAGAATTATTCTGGAATCAATCTCTGCGTCGGATGATCGAGTTGCAGTACACCAAGCATTACTACATCTTGTAGTAGCAGGTAACGCTCTAGTTTATATGAGTAAGTATGGACTTAAGGTATATCCTCTGAATCGCTACGTTGTGGATCGGGATGGCAACGGTCAAGTGATTGAAATAGTAACCAAAGAACGAATTTCAAAAGACTTGATTGAGAGTCAATTACCTAAAGAGGTATTGGAAACAAATCAAGTAACAGATGAGAATGAGTACAGTGATGACGTAGATGTTTACACGCATATCAAACGTGATAACAATAGATACGTCTGGCATCAAGAAGTAAATGACAAGGTACTAAATGATTCAAAGGGTAAAGCACCCCTTGATATCAATCCTTGGATTCCATTGAGATTCAATACTGTTGATGGTGAAGGCTACGGACGTGGAAGAGTAGGTCAATTCATTGGTGATCTTAAGTCACTTGAAGGACTCTCTCAGGCACTAGTAGAAGGCTCTGCAGCAGCTGCAAAAGTAGTATTCACAGTATCACCTTCAAGTACAACTAAGCCTTCCACACTGGCAGCAGCAGGCAATGGAGCAATCATTCAAGGAAGACCTGATGACATTGGAGTCATTCAAGTTGGTAAGACAGCTGACTTCAGAACTGCTTATGAAATGGCAGGAACTTTAGAACGCAGACTTAGTGATGCATTCTTAATTATGAACATCAGGCAGTCAGAACGCACTACAGCTGAAGAGGTGCGTATGACTCAAATGGAACTGGAACAACAACTTGGCGGATTATTCAGCCTTCTAACTGTTGACTTCCTTGTTCCTTATCTGAATAAAAAACTAGCAGATGCTCAGAAGAAGGGAGAGATCCCTAAGATTCCTAAGAACATTGTCAAACCTACAATCGTTGCAGGTATCAATGCACTTGGTCGCGGACAGGACAGAGAAAGTCTCGGTCAATTCCTAACAACACTTGCACAAACTCTCGGACCCGAAGCTATTTCACAATTCATCAATACAGATGAGGTGATCAAACGGCTTGCTGCATCACAAGGTATTGATGTACTTAATCTTGTACGTTCAATGCAAGAAGTACAGCAGGAACAAGCTGGCATGATGCAACAACAAATGGCAATGCAACAACAGCAGATGCAAGTTGAAGCAATGAAGACACCTGCAATGGATCCATCTAAAAATGGAGAACTACAGGCACAAGAAATGGCAATGGCACAGGAACAACAACCACCAATTCAATAAGTAATATATGGCAGAAGTAATGTCAATGCTCTCTGACGAAAATAGTCAGGGAGAACTAAATGCAGACGAACAAGAATCTCTGCAGATCGGAGAAGAGATGGAGCAGCAGCAAGAAACAATGCTTGCTGGTAAATACAAAAATGCTGAAGAGCTTGAATCTGCTTACATCGAACTCCAGAAAAAACTAGGTGCTCCTAAAGAAAGTGAGGAGTCCGAAGAAACTACAGAAACACCAGAAAAGGAAACAGAAGAACCTTCTGCTGACTCATCCTTATTTGATCGTCTATATGAAGAATCAAAAGGTGAGTTCACTGAAGATACTTTGAAACAGCTTGCTGAGGCAAAGCCTGAAGATCTTGCGAAAATGTATCTTGACTATAGATATAATAATACACAAGACAAGCAAGTACTTACTGAATCAGATGCCAGTAATCTAAAGAACTCTGTGGGTGGCGACAAGGCTTACTCGCAGATGTTGGAGTGGGCAAATGACAATCTCAACGAACAAGAGATCAGTATGTATGACTCCGTTATGGATTCAGGCAATCCTGGTGCTGCTTACTTTGCGATGCAAGCCCTGTCTTATCGGTACAAAGATTCAACCGGTGTAGAGGGAAACCTTCTACAAGGTAAGGCAGCTCCAAATAATACAAGAGGCTTTAAAAGCCAAGCCGAAGTGGTGACTGCAATGCAAGACCCACGCTATGACCGTGACCCTGCTTATCGACAAGAGGTCATGTCAAAACTTGAAAGTTCAAACGTTAATTTCTAAACAAACTACCCCTTAATTTATAATGAAAAAAATTATCGCAATCCTCTCAGCCGCTGCATTGGGCACTCCTGCCGTAGCTGGTCCTTATGTCAACGTTGAAAACAATGCTGGCTTCAGTGGTTCTAACTTCAATGGTCATGCCACTGACTTCCATCTTGGCTATGAAAGTGATACTAATTTTGGTTCGTACTATGTACAAGCCGGTCCTACTATCTTTGCTCCTGATGGTGGCGAAGAAGAGACTCTACTGACAGGCAAGGTCGGCGGTTCTATCCAAGCAACTGAGCGTGTATCAATCTACGGTGAGCTGTCAGCAGCATTTGATGACGTTAATAACTACGGAACAAAGGTAGGAGTTAAGTACAACTTCTGATGAACGATACACAAATCTGGCCACATGAACCTCGGATGGAAGTAATGCAAGTAGATCAAGGACGACACGCAGAACGATTGAATGGTCGCCTAGCAATGCTGGGTGTCATCGCTGCACTAGGTGCTTATGCACTCACTGGACAACTTATTCCTGGTATCTGGTAATGGGTAAAGGACTATACGCAAACATCCACGCCAAGCGGGAACGCATTAAAAAAGGCAGTGGTGAATCAATGAGGAAGGCAGGAGCCAAAGGTGCTCCTACCGCAGCAAACTTTAAGCGGTCTGCAAAGACAGCTAAGAAAGCTAAATAGATTTAACGGAGGGTGCAATTCCCTCCCTAGCTCTAGACAGCCAAGTCTTTAAAATGGTCTTACTTACTAGATAAAATACAATGAACTACTATTTAAATGACCACAACTATTACGCTACAGAAACAACAGAATATTTGGAATGACTTTTGTGACTGGGTAACCAGTACTAACAATCGACTTTATGTTGGTTGGTTTGGAGTCCTTATGGTTCCAACATTACTAGCAGCTACAACCTGCTTCATCATTGCATTCATTGCAGCACCACCAGTAGACATAGATGGCATTCGTGAACCAGTTGCAGGATCGCTCCTTTACGGAAATAACATTATATCGGGAGCAGTTGTCCCGTCTTCAAACGCTATCGGACTTCACTTCTACCCCATCTGGGAAGCAGCAAGTCTTGATGAATGGCT